CGCTGAACACGGGTTGGCCGTTGCCATATGGATTAAATGAGCCACATTTGGGCCTAGTGATAAAGGCTATGTACACGATAACCAATGGCAATACCATATAATACACCACAAAATCACCACAGACCCACGGTAGTCCCAACATGGTGGCAAAAGTACCAGTGATCTGCCGACGCTTAACCATTGAAACACAAATAAAAACGGGTAAGGCAAGCGTATGCACTATATGGCACAACATAATACCTATCGCATACAATGCTATCTCAACCTGGTATAAGTCACCCCACGAGCCAATTAAGAGGTACGTATAAGCAGGCCTACACACCCAACCAGGGTAACCCATAGAATAGCAAGGGTTTTCCGTGTGGACCTTGCATTCCGCTGAGTTCAATGGGTAATTTCCCCACACTTGAGAATGCTATTGCATTAGACCACGCCACTTGTCCGGTATATCTGAACGTAACGCTGGGGCAAGCATCTCGTGCGTTTGTGAGCGAAACTTGTGGTTATGCATACTATTTGCCTTGTACCTGTCTATAAAATCGTCGTACATAGTGAAACTGGTGGCTTCTCGTAAATCATCTTCGGAAAATCCAGCACATTGCGCTATATTACTCAACAATTCGCACACTCTCGAATATCGATCTCGCCCATAGCACAGACTGTTCTCTGCCGCATCTCTGATAAGGGCTACCAATTGTTGATCGTAACTCAAGTGGTAACCTTGATGATACCAATGTAGGGAGTTAACTATAGACGATGGATCTAACGGTGCTAAGTAGCCCCCAATCTCATCGTCATAGACCCATGACCTTTTGACAAATGTTATGTCATCGAATCTATCATACGGTCTCCCACACTCAGTAGTTTTGTCGGCATGTGTAAACACTATCCCCCACGTTCCCAATATAGCATGTATAACATCGTGGTTAAACCAAGGAAACATGGCAGATATAGCCGCTACGATATCATCCCCATAATTGGATTGTGCAACAGCCTTGTCGAACCACTGCATAGAAACGTGGTACGGTGCACCAGTATAAATCTCAGCTGCGACGACAAAAGCGCTTCTCGTATACAGACTATTGGCAACACAATTACGTTGAGTTGTGACAGTGTTTCCACTAGGATTAGTGCCCAATACGCGAAGTAATGTACCGAAATGATCATACGAGGGATGGCATAAACCTATCAACAATGTGCGTACTGCTGTAAGATCCTCAGACGAAAACTTGCCGCCATAGTGCACCTGAGCGTGCATAATCAACAACCAAAAAACTCGAGCCACGGCCAAACTGATAGGAAACGTCTGGTTTTTATCAAAC